CTAAGGGAAACATTTGTACTACCACAGTACTATAAGCCACTAAAACAAAGGATATTAGAGATATATACCATTGAGAAATTAGAGAAACTTAAAGAGCAGATCAGATGCAATTATTATTAAATATAACGGAAAGCTCCTATTATAGGCAGGCTGTGGAATTTTTAACAATTTACAAATGAAGATTTTTTTTAAAAATTTGTGTGATATTGTAGTGATTTACCTAAAAGATAATACTGCATTAGATTACAGCCATAACGCAAAAATTATTTATCGTAGTGATATATTAAAAAGCGTTGTGATTAGGAATTATTGTTATATTTGTAACCTAAATTAACTAACTATGAAAATATCAGTATTTAAAAGTCTACATAATACTAAAGATACACCCTTTGAACAGGATATTATTGATGTATACACCAGGATAAAGGAAGGGTATCCTGAATTAATTGATAAAATAACCAAAATAAGAAATGCTAAGAAGGGAGATCCTGATTTTGATGAGACTAAAAAGAGCCTAAGAGCTGTAATGTTTAATGGGACTTTTACTGAAAGAAATGATAATGGATTATTACAGCACTCAGGGCTTTGTGTATTAGATTTTGATAAATACCCTAGTGCTGAAGTAATGGATGCTGAAAAGGAAAGGTTAAAAGGCTGCCCTTATACCTTCTTATTATTTATTTCACCATCCGGTAAAGGGCTAAAGTGCGTGATTAAGATACCACCATCTGATAAATTCACGCATAAGAGAAGGTTCAAGGCCTTTGAGGAGTTTATTGATAGTGATTACTTTGATGCTAGTAGCTGTAATGTTAGTAGAGTTTGCTTTGAGTCTTATGATCCTAGTATTTATATTAACCCTGATGCTGAGGTATTTGAATTAATTGAGGAGGAGAAGGGGCATAGTATATTAGAGGTAGTGCCTATACTTCCTATTAAAAGTGAGAATAAAATAATAGAGATTATAATGAAGTTTGATTTTGGTAATTTAATTACTGGAGGTAGAAATATTTGGGTATTTAAAGTAGCTTGCTCTTTTTGTGAGTATGGAATTAATTTTAATACTGCAGTACAAGAGTTAAATCAATATAGTGCTTTAGATTTTCCTGAAAGTGAAATACTTAGAACTGTTCAAAGTGCATATAAAAAAATAGGAACTCCTGGCCTGAAGTTTTTTGAAGATAAAGACACTGTAAATAAGGTTAAGTTAAAATTAAAAGAAGGCATATCTACAGAAGATATAATTAATCAGCTAGATGTTAAGGCAGAAGTGATTAAGGATATACAAAAGGATCTAATTAACTCTGAGGATACCTTTTGGAAAATAGAGAGTAAGGGTAAAAATAAAATAGTAACTATAGATCCTAAAGCTTATCAAATTTTTTTAATGAAGCATGGCTTTCAAAAATACTATCCTGAAGCTGCTAATAAATTTACTTTTGTAAGAGTCCAAGAGAATAAGGTATCACTATCATCCATTGATAAAATAAAAGATTTTGTATTAAACTATTTAGATAACAAAGGATTGATTGATGTATGGAATTACTGCAGTAAATCACCTTATTTATTTACAGATGGGCATATTAATATGATTACTTCTATAAATTTAATGATGCTGCAGGATACTAAAGATGTGAGCTTTATACCTTTTACAAATGGAGTGGTACAGATTACAAAAAATAAGATTGATTTAATACCCTACATTGATATAGATGGTTATGTATGGGATAGTCACATCCTACAAAGGGATTATTATTATGAAACCTACGATAATAATGATTTTAAAGATTTTATTTACCAAGTATCAGCAAAAAATGATGATAGGGTACTGTCTTTAGAAACTACCTTAGGGTTCTTATTGCATACTTACAAAGATATGAGTGAACAGAAAGCAATTATTTTTAATGATCAGGAGATAGATGATAACCCTAATGGAGGAAGTGGTAAAAGTTTAGTGCTAACAGCTATTTCTAAGATAAGGAATTTAGTTAAGATAGATGGCAAAGCCTTTAACCCTCAGAAGAGTGATTTTGTATACCAAAGGGTAAATGTAGATAGTCAGATCCTGGCCTTTGATGATGTTAAAAAGAACTTTGACTTTGAGCAGCTATTTAGTTTAATATCAGAAGGGATAACAGTGAACAGAAAGAATAAGGATGAGATATTTATCCCATTTGAACGCTCCCCTAAGATTGTTATTACTACCAACTATGTAATTAATGGTGCAGGTGGTAGCCATGATAGGAGAAGGCATGAAATTGAATTTTATCAGTACTTTAATGCTCACAATACTCCTGAGGATATATATAAAAAACTATTTTTTAAGCAGTGGGATGATAAAGAATGGGCTAGCTTTGACAGCTACATGATTAACTGCCTGCAAAAGTTTTTAAAGCATAGGCTAATAAAATCAGTAGCTATTAACAATAATGATAAAAAATTAATATCAGCTACAAATAAAGATTTTTGGGAGTTTGTTACTGAAAATCAAGGTATTGTATTAGATCACTGGTATACTAATGCAGAGATATTAAGAAGCTTTCAAGAAGATAGTGGCAGCCATAGAGATTTAGATACAAAAACATTATTAAAATGGGTAAAAGAATGGTGTAAGCAAAATAATTACCATTATGCAAATTCAGCTAAAAACACTGGTAGGGGCTTTACGGTTACAAAGCTTAAAAAAGATGATATTGTACCTGTAACTGAAAATAATAATATAATAGTAACAAAGCCTATAAAAAAACAAAATTATGAGGAGCTATGGGATGAGATAAATGCACAAGCTGAAGAGACATGGAAAAAATAAAGATTGATAATAGAATTTTTAACAAGTTAAAAGATGAGGGGTGGGGATATAATGGTAAATGGGTGCAGTATAAGTATAAAATTATTGACTATACAAAAGCCTTTAAAGAATTTAATCAGCACCCAGTGCAGAAACCTAATAAGATATGACAAAGGATAATAAACAAAGACTACATGATCTAGAGGAGAAGTACATGAGCTACAGGTACCCATCAGCACCAGGGCACATCATCCCCTTCACTAAGTACAGTGATGCTACAGCTAATGGCTTGACTAAATGTATCAAAGACTTCCTAAACTATTCACAGCACCAAGCTGAAAGAATTAATACAATGGGAGTGTTTAGGCAAAGCTATAGAACCGATGGTACTAAGACTGCAGGGCAGTGGACCAAGGGCACCGGTACTCCAGGATCTGCAGATATCTCTGCTACTATTTATGGGAGATCTGTAAAGATAGAGGTAAAAATTGGTAAGGATAAGCAGTCAGTGGTGCAGAAGGAATACCAACAGATGATAGAAGCTGCAGGAGGTATCTATATCATAAGCAAGACCTTTGATGATTTCGTGCAGTGGTATGATATCTTTAGCCAAAACTATAAAGCATAAGGGGTAAAAGTTGCCACATTAATTAAATAGAAATGATATGAAAGCTACCCTAGAATTTAACCTACCTGAGGATAATGAGCAGTTTAACCATGCTACCAATGGCTTTAACTATTACATGGCACTTGTGGAGATGGATGAGTGGCTACGAGGTGAGTACAAGTACAATGGTAATGAGGAGATGTATGAGGTAAGGAATAAGCTAAGAGAAATAATTTTAGAAAATAATGTGAAAATAGAATAATAAGTAGTATATTTGCTTCACTAATTAAAACTAACCCAATGGAAAAAACAACTACAAAGGCTGTAAAGCCTCAGGAGGTTGAGCAGCAGCCTGCTCCCTTCTATGTTCGCCTTCACAAGGCAAAACAACTAATCGGTAAAGTACATAAGAATGCTACTAACCCCCACTTTAAGAAATCTTATGCAGATATCAATAGTATTCTAGAAGCTGTTGAGCCTATCTTATTACAGCATGATCTACTTTTGCTACAGCCTATAGATGGTGGTAGTGTTTGTACTCAGCTTGTTTGTATATACACTGGCTTTTCTATCTCTAGCTGTATGGCACTTGATTTAAACTTAGATGCACAGAAGCAGGGCTCACAGATTAGCTACTTCAGAAGGTACACTATTCAGAGCTTACTAACTTTGCAAGCTACTGATGATGATGGCCACATAGCATCTACTGCGAAGCCTAAGATAGATGCTAAAAGATTTGCTGAGGCTGTTAAGACTATAGCAGATGGTAAATTTACCATAGAGAAACTAAAGGATAGCTTTGACCTTACAGAAACTCAAGAGAAAGCATTGTTATTAATACCTGTAATATGAAAATCAGATGCTCAGCTATAGGTAAGATAATGACCTCTTCTAAGACTAAAGGGGAGGTGCTATCACAAACAACTAAGACGTATATCCAGGGCTTAGCCCTGGCACACGTTTATGGTATCAGAAAAGAGTTTACTAGTAAGTATACTGATAAGGGCAATGAGTGCGAGGATATGTGCCTCAGCTTTGTAATGGATGTAATTGATAAGGGTTTCTTATTTAAAAATGAGGAGAACTTTAGTAATGAGTGGCTTACCGGTACACCGGATGTAATTACAGACCAGGTGCTAATAGATGTAAA